AAGGCGGCGAAGAGCCCCGCCGAGAAGTTCGAGATCGTGCTCGGGCAGATGGCGAAGATCACCGACACGAACAAGCGCGCGGCCTTCGCGATGGCCTTCTTCGGCAAGGCCGGCGTGAAGCTCGCGGCGGTCGCGACCGACGGCGCCGACGGCATCAAGGCGATGCGGCTCGAAGCGCAGCGCCTCGGCCTCGTGCTGAGCGATGAGGAGATCGCGCGGGCCGACAAGATGAGCGACACCATGGAGTCGCTCGGCATGGTCGCGAAGGGCGTCAAGCGCGACTTCGCGGGCGGGCTCATCGAAGCGTTCCTCCCCGAGCTCGAAGACCTGCTCAAATACGTGCGCGAGAACCGCGTTGCGGTGCGCGACCTCGTGCGCGAGTGGGGCAAGAAGATCGGGACGGGGATCGTCGATGCGGCTCATGCGCTCGTCGGCGCGGTCAAGTGGATCGTCGACAACAAGGACACGATCCTCAGCGTCGTCGCGAAGCTCGCAAGCGCGCTCGTCGCGCTGAAGGCGCTTGAGCTCACCCGCGGCATCTTCGGCGCCCTGGGCGGCGTCGGCGGGGCAGTCGCAGGCGCGGGTGCAGGGGCGGGTGCGGCCGGCGCGGCCGGCGCTGGCACAAGCGCGGTTGGTGGCGCGGTGGGTGTCGCGGCGCGGGTGCTTGGTCCTGCTGCGGCGGCGATTTTCCTCGACCCGAATGCCGACGAGGACTCGGGCATTCGCGCGCAAGACAACCGACGAGCCGGCCTCAATATATGGCGCGCGAAGTACGGGCTCGGCGCCCCGATCGACTTTGCAGCATTGGACGCAGGCCGAGACGCCTTGGTGAAGAGTCTGCCCGAAGACCTCGCGACCTCCGCGCGCAACGGCATTCTCCAAGGCTTCGACGCGATCGGCGCCGCGTTCACCAGCGCTGTCGAGGCGCAGGCCCAGAGTGCCGCAGCGGCCGATGCCATGGGCGGATGGCGCTCGATGTTTTCCGGCGCCCTGGGGTCGTTTGTCGCGCCGCCGAAGGAGGAGAAGGTCGAGGTCGTGGTCCGCCTCGAAGGCGTCACCGACGGCGCCGAGGTGACGCAGGTCAAAGCGACCTCCGGCGTCCGCGCCAAGGTCTCGGGCGGCGTCGGCGTGCGCTCGACTTCGCACCTCAAGGGCGGCCGATGAGCTGGCGCGACGAGCTCCAGCCGGCGAGCTTCCGCGGCGTCGCCTTCGAGGCGGTCGAGCTTTCCCGCGAGGGCGGGCGGCGCTTCGTCGCTGACGACACGTCGCAGGGCGAGGGCGTGCCGCGCACCGTCGATCTCGGCCCCGTGCGCCGCTCCTTCTCGCTGCGCGGCTTCGTGGTCGGAGACGACTACCTCGACCGGCGCGACGCGCTCGTGGCGGCCCTCGAAAAGGCCGGCCCGGGCGAGCTTGTGGTCCCGTGGCGAGGGCGCATCCTCGTCCAGGCGGGCACGCATCGCATCGTCCACCAGGGACACAACACCTGCACGATCGACTTCGAGTGCGTCGAGCACGGCGGGGCCTCGCGGCCCTTCGTGGCGCCGGCGCCGTCGACCGTCACGGACGACGTCATCGAGCGGGCCACGACGGAGGCCGTCACCACCTACACCGCGTCGGCCGCGCTCACCGGGAAGGCGTACCTCCTCGAGGTCGCGAAGCTCGACAAGCTCGGGCCGATCTTCGGCGGCAAGCTGCTCAGCGCGGTCACCAGCAACGACGAGTGGAATGAAGACGAAGCCGCGGCCCTCGCTGAATACTTCGGCCTCTGCGACGACCTCAACGCCCTTCTGGTCTACGTTGAGTCGGCGCTCTCGTCGTGGGGTCCGGCCTTCGGGCCGTCGACCGAGGCACGCTACGAAGCCCTCGCCGAGATGGAATCCGGGTGCAGGCTCCTCGCGCTGATCCGCGTCTGCGAGATCGCGACCTCCGCGACCTATCTGTCCGCCGAGGCGGCAGAGCAGCGGATGGGCGAGGTCGTGGGAGCGCTCGACGGCTTCGTCGAGGCGGCGAGCGGCGACCTGTTCGTGTCGCTGACCGACCTCCGCTCCGAGGTCGTGGACTCGCTCTCGGCGACGATCACGCGGCTCCCACGCCTCAAGACGATCGTCGTCCCGTCGACCCGCCCGGCGCTGGTCGTGTCCTTCGACGAGTACGGCGTGACGGGCGCGGCGCTCGAAGCGCGCGAGCGGCAGGTCATCAACTTGAACAGCATCGGGCATCCGGGCTTCGTGCGCGGGCCGATCGAGGTGCTCGAGCGATGATCGAGCGCGACCAGGACACGCTCGTCATCCGCCGCGGGGGCGTCGACCTCTACGGCTGGACTGGCGTCGAGGTGACCACGGCGATCGACGAAGCGGTGAGCAGCTTCTCGGTCACGGTGTCGGGCGCCTACGCGAACGACGCCTCGGCCGACCTCCGCGAAGACGACGAGGTGGAGGTCTGGATCGGCGACGATCGGGTCATCACCGGCGTGGTCGATGAGGTCGATCTGGGCGGCGATGGCGCTTCGCTGACGGCCTCCGTCGCCGGCCGCTCGAAGGCCCGCGAGGCGGTGGACTGCTCGGCGCCGGCTGGCGTGTGGAGCGGCCTCCGCCTCGACGCGCTCGCGCGTAAGCTGCTCGCTCCGTATCGCCTCGACCTCGTGGACGAGGCCGGCGTCGGCGCGGAGATCGTGCGGTCGCATCGCACGGCCGACGGTGAGACCGTGTTCGATGCGCTCGATCGCCTGAGCCGTGACATCTCGTTCCTCGTCACCGACGACGCGGCGGGACGTGTCGTGCTCACGCGCGGCGGCAAGGGCGGGCGGGTCTTCCATCCGGTCCGCCGCGGCAACGACGACGTGCTCTCGGGCTCTGTCCGGCGCTCGTGCGCGGAGCGATATTCCGACTATCTCGTCGCGGGGCAGAGCTTCAGCGACCTCGACGTCAACGCGAACGTCCAGGGCGGCGCGCGCGACGTGGGCGTGTCGCGCTATCGGCAGCTCACGATCAAGCCCGAGCGCGGGCTCTCGCCGAAGGGCGCAGCCGCGCGGGCGCGCTGGGAGGCTTCGACCCGCGCCGCGAAGGTCCTGTCCGCGGAGTACACGCTCCGCGGCTGGCGCCCCTACGACGGCGCGCTCTGGCGTAAGAACACGCTCGTGCGCGTGTGGGACACGCACGGCCGCCTCGACGGCGTGGAGCTTCTGGTCGTCGGCGTGACCTTCCGGGACTCGGCGCAGGAGGGCAAGACGACGAGCTTGCGTCTCGCTCCGCTCGCGGCCTTCGAGCCGCCTCCGAAGGCGGACGTGACCATCGCGACGGGCGACTACGACGCCCCGCCGAGCACCGATCCCAACGACGACGAGAGGGACGAATGAGCCTCGCTCGCATCGCAGATCGCGTGCTCGGGCTGCTCTCGTGGGGCAAGGTCAGGAGTGCGCGCAGCTTCGGCAACAACGAGCCTGGCAAGACATCCGGCGTCCCCCGTCTCTACTACGACACGGTGAAAGTCGAGGCGGGCGGAGTCGCCGACGAGTGCCAGCACTTGCAGCCCTACGGCTTCCTCTCGCGCCCGCTCGACGGCGCCGATGCGGTCGTCGCGTCGATGGGCTCGAACACCGACCAGCGGATCGTGATCCTCGTCGCCGATCGGCGCTACACGCTCTCGCTCGAAAAGGGCGAGGTCATGCTCGCAGACGACCTCGGCCGGCGTGTCCATCTCGCCCGCGACGGCATCATCATCGAGGCGCCGTCGATCAAGCTCGGGGCGACGGCCACGCTCGGTGTCGCGCGCGCGGGCGATGCGGTCGCGCTGTCCAATACGCCGGGCACCTCGTGGGCCGCGCAGGTGACGGCGGCAATCAACGCGCTCGCCGGCCCCGGAACCGTCACGGCATTACCGACCGGCACCATCACCGCGGGCTCGAGCAAGGTGAAGAGCGCATGAGCTACGCGCCGCCCGAGCTCCCGCAGAACGAGCTTCAGGCCGAGCAGGCCATGGCGCTGCGGCAGTTCATCACCCTCAACCCTCTCGGCCGCACGGGCGGGATCGATCCGTTCGACGTCCTCGACGGCGACCTCATCGAGGAGTCGATCGAACTACTCGTGACGGCGAGCCTCTACACATGGCGGCGCGCGCGCGACGACGACAAGGTCCCCGAGGGCAAGACCCGGATGGGCTGGTTCGCGGACCCGGACCTCGGCTCGCGCCTCTGGCTCCTCGACGGCTCCGACCCCGTGAAGGCGAAGGAGTACGCGGAGGAGGCGCTCGCGTGGCTCATCACCGACGGCATCGCTTCGGCGGTGACGGTGGCCGTCGTGCGCAACGGCGCTGCGCGGCTCGACTTCGAGATCGAGGTCACACGCCCCCATGCTCCGGCCGCCCGCGTCCGCTACGGATGGCTCTATCAGGAGTGACCGACGATGGCCTTCACGCGCCCCAGCTACACCGAGCTCGTCACGCGGATCCAGAGCGACCTCCGCGCGCAGCTCGTCGCGGCCGGCAAGCGAGCGGACTCGCTCCTCCGCCGCACTCGCCTCTGGGTGCTGGCCCACGTCTACGCGGCGATCTTCCACACGCTCTATGAGGCGCTCGACTGGATCTCGCGGCAGATCCTCCCGACGACCGCGACCGACCTCGACTACCTGATCGCCTTCGGGCGGCAGTGGGGCATCGAGCGCAAGCTCGCGGAGAAGTCGGCGGGCGTCGTGACCTTCACGGGCGACCCCACGACCGTCATCCCAGAGGGCACGGAGTTCTTGCGCGAGGACGGCTTCGTCTACGTCACGACCGAGGAGGGCACGGTCGGCGGTGGCGGCACGGTAGACGTCGACGCCGAGGCCGATCTCGCGGGCTCCAACGGCAACATGGACGCCGACACGATCCTGTCGCTCGCGTCGCCGATCGTCGGCATCGACGCGGTGGAATGGGAGTCGGGCTGGTCGACGGGGACCGACGACGAAGAGCTCGAGCCGCTCCGCTCGCGCATCTTGCAGCGCACGCGGACGCAGCCGCAGGGCGGCGCGGCGGCCGACTTCATCGCGTGGATGCTGGAGGTCCCGGGCGTCTTCCGCGCCTACAGCTACGCCAACCTCGAAGCCCGCGGCGCGGGCACGGTCGACGGCTATTTCTTGCACGAGAGCGGCACCGGCTACGGCCTCCCGGACTCGGGGCAGATCGCCGAGGTCACGGCCTACGTGCTCACCAAGTGCCCGGTGATCTGCGACTTCGAGGCGCAGGCGCTGACGGCGGTCGACATCGACATCACCTTCACCTCGTTGACGCCCGACAACAGCGGCATTCGCGAGGCGATCGAGGACGCGATCGATGAGCTATGCGCGGCGCGCGCGCTGCTCGGCACGAGCGCGGGGACCATCTATCCGTCGGAGATCTGGGCGGCCATCGACGCGGCCCCGGGCGTGACGGCCTTCGCGCTCTCGGCGCCGACGACGGCGTTCGTCCCGGCAGCCGGCGAGGTGCCCGTGAGGGGGACGATCACGTGGCCCGTCTGACCGAGGTCACGAGCTACACCGAGCTCGTCCAGGCGCTCCTCCCGCGCGGCCCCTTCTGGGATGGCTCGGCGGGTCTGGCGGGGCTCGTGGCGGGGCTCGGCGAGGAGGGCGTCCGGCTGCACAACCGCATGGTCGCGCTCATGCGCGAAGCCTTCGCGGCGACGGCGGACGAACTGCTGCCCGAGTGGGAGGATGTCTACGGCCTGCCGCTCTGCGACGACGCGCCGACGGACGACACCTCGCGCCGCGCCGCTCTTGCCGGGCGTCTCGCTGCGGCGGGCGGGCAGAGCGGGAGCTACTTCGTCGACATCGCGTGGGCCGTGCTCGGCGACGACTACGACCGCACGACGCACCCCGACTACGTCTACGTCGAGCGCTGGCCCTACGGGACCACGCTTCGTGCGTGGACGGGGCGCGCGTGGGACCCGGTCGGCAGCACCGAGGTCATGTTCTACTGGACCTTGCACCTGCCGATCTCAACGAGCGAGGACAAGGCGCACGTCATCGAGTGCCTCATCAACACCTTCAAGCCCCACTACTCGATCGCGCTGTTCGACTACGACACCGCGGCCGAGATCGGGCCGTAGGAGAAAGACCATGCATCGGATCGACGGCGAAGCCACGGCGAACGCCCTCCCCACTCCCGAGGCGGCGGGCACCGCTGGCTACTTCAAGGCGAAGGGCGCGCAGCCCCCGACGCAGATCACCGGCGACTGGCTCAACGCGGTCCAGGAGGAGATCGTCGGCATCATCCTCGCGCGCGGCCTGTCTCTCTCGAAGACCACGCGCGACCAGCTCTGGGAGGCTATCAAGTACGCCGTCCAGGCGGTCGAGGGCCGCACGGGCTCGGGCCAGTCGGTCGACGTGACGACGCAGTGGCTCCGCGGCGCGCTCGCGAGCTTCGAGGCGGTGCTGGGCGACACGGCGGTCACGACGATCTGCAACGCGGTGGTCGCGTCCACGGGGTCGGGCGCCGTTGGCAACTGCGCGGCCGTCGCCGGGTCGGTGGACTCGCAGGCAGGCAACCCCTCGACCGGCGACTTTGCGATGTTCATCGGCGGATCGACGCAGGGGCAGGCACTCGGCCCCAATTCCGCGGTCGTGGGCGGGGCCTTC